GGCGGGATTCAGCCAGCCATACCGCCACGGATCTTCGACCATGCGGGCGATCTGCTCCTCTCTTTCGCGGTGGATGGCAAGCAACTGCGCTTCCGTAGCGGCTACTTTTTGGCCTTGATACCGGACAACAAACCGCCCATCGGCCAACCGTCCTTCGACCTCGATGAGCGGGATAACAGGGTTTTGCGTTTGGGGAATCATAGGCGTTTGAGAAGAGGCTGCAAAATTTTTGCTTTCGTTTTGTAGCCAAGCCGCACGCAAGTTTCGTGAGCTTCACGCAAAACAGCGCTCTCAGGATAGACGCCCGTCATGCGGAAATACTTGGTTTGAACCCGCAAATCATCAGCGGATGTATGCACCAGACAATCTACTTCTTTCATTTTGCAGCCCTTTTCAGTTCGTTTTCATGCAGGCTCAACCAGGCAACGGCCTTGCCAGCATCGCCGACATCATCGACCGTGACGCACAGGTCGGAAATAATTCCGGCATTTTGCAATAGGTTCAGCGTATGCGTTGGGTCTATGCACATGTGGGCTATGTAGTCGCGGAGGGAGTTCATTTAGATTTCTTCCAGCGCTTCAATGCAGCGGCAATTTTTATAAAATTGGCAGGAGATTTGCGTATATGCGAGCCAAGGCAATGCGCAGCGACACTGGCCAATTCATCGGCAACAGCCCGCGCCTCATTGCGCTCGCGCTCCAGTTTGCGTGCAAGAGCAAAAATGTCGGGAATTTCTCCTCCGGCTAAAAATTGTGGAACTAAGGCATCCGTCTCTGTTGTAGGCCGCTCTGTGTTTTCTGTGTGCTCTGTGGTCATAACTCGCTTTCAAAAGTCCGCGCTTTCACAATGAGCCGCCTGGCATTTTCCATAAGGTCGAAAAAAATCTCTTGCTCCCCGATGTCGCGAGTATATTCCGGCGGTTCCACATAGCGGAGAATGTCGCGGAGGTTTGCGGCCAGCTCGACCGAGAGCTGACAACAATGCGCTGTTCCTGGGTGATCCTGCCACTCGCGGTGACAGGCTGGACAAGAAATTGCTGAGTCGGATAGTATTGACATAATGAAATATTTTTTAAGGTTCTTGTAGAAAGTTATTTCTGCCTTTCATTCTGGTTGTTGCTGTAAAGCTTTTCGGTGACATTTCGGAAAACCGTATGCTCACCTTTGAAATCAAGTTTTATGTCGCCTGACTTTCCATTTCTGATTTTTGCCACAATCAGAAGTGTATTGTATTCAAGCGGCTCATCCTCCTCATCGCGTTTTTTATTTTTATCGAGGCGATGAATCAGAAGCACAATATCGGCATCCTGTTCGATGCTTCCGGACTCACGAAGGTTTGAAAGCTTAGGCTTTGCGCTTTCCTCGGCGTCACGATTGAGTTGCGCCAAGGCAATAATTGGTATGTTCAGCTCCTTGGCCGTCTGCTTGATTGCCCTCGAAATCTCACTCACTTCCAGCGCTCTGGAATCATTTGCCCTCTTTGAAGATCCCGCCATGAATTGAAGGTAATCCACCACGATGAGTCCGATATTTTGCTGTGTTTTTGCCCGGCGCGCACGGCTCCGGAATTGAGCTACCGTCAACCCTGGTGTGTCATCCAAGTAAAGCGGAGCCCTCGCCAGTCGGTTTGCGGCTGCTGACACCGTATTGAGGTCGCCGGTCTTGAAAAATCCATCACGCACACGTTGCAGATCGATCCCTGCTCCACTGCAAATTGCACGCACCATGAGTTCCTGCGATGGCATTTCCACAGAAAAAACAAGCGTAGGAATGGACTTCTCCATAGCAGTATGCAACGCAATCTGCATTCCCAACGCCGACTTTCCACAAGCTGGTCTCGCCGCAATAACCACCATCTGCCCACCCATAAACCCTCCCGTAGAACGGTCGAGATCATGGATTCCCGACGTCAGCCCAATCGTGTCCCCACGGTGCTTATGCACTTTTTCGATATGCTCCACAGCCGCCAACACAGCCGTCTTGCAATGCGAAACAGGGTTTTCCCTTGTCGTATTGTCTCGGAGCGCGTAGAGAGCCTGCTCGCAACACTCTTGGGCATCCTCTGCGGTCAACGCATGATCACACGCCGCCTCAGCCATAGCGATTGCCGCTTTACGCATAGCTCGCCGTTTCCAGACATCGATCACTTCTTCAGCGTAGTATCGCCAATTCAAAGAAATGGATTTATCCTGATATAGCTCAGTCACATATCCAGCACCACCAACTTCATCGAGCAATCCAATCTTTTCAAGTTGCGTCGTAACCAATATCAAATCAACAGGCTTTCCTTCCACCCGCATTGCCGCAATCGTCTCAATAATGTGCTGGTGAGCAAGAAGCACAAACTGATCAGGCGTAACCGCCTCCAACACGCTGTCTGCCGTCAAGCCATCTATGAGCGCCGCTCCGACTAAAGCTTTTTCGGCAATTTCATTTTCTGGTAGTATATTTTTCATTTTTTTGTTTTTTTTATTAATCTGCAATTGTTTGCATTGTCCGTTTTTTCTCACGCACCCATGCCTTCATGCTTTCCGGTAATGCCGCCCATGTCGTAAGGTTTATTTCTGCAAATTCACTTTCTACGAGGTCTTTCCAACCATCAGGTTCGGACGCAATCACGCGTTTAGATGAAAGATGCAACCCTTCACGCCGTGCCCATTCTTGGGATCGCGTCACTTCGGTTAAAATATTGTTCAGCAATGTGGCTAAATCCTTACGGCGGAACTGCGCCGCGGCGCCTTCTTTTTGCCGGTAGGCCCATTCCAAGTGACGCCAATCCTCTTCGGTCAACTCCCCCGCCGCTTTTTTGTTTTTTTCCCAAGCCCGAGTCGTGGATGCGTCCAAAGCTGTGTCAGGGCGAATGTGAAACAAGCTTCTGAGCCGTGACAAGACAGGGTGGGGGAGTCTTGGCTTTAAAGTTTCAGCTTCGAGTAAAAGAGTTTCTCCTTCTCTTACTCCTTCTCTTACTCCTTCTCCTTCTCCTTCTCCTTCTCCTTCTCTTGTAGCTTCCAAGGAGCTACCAAGCTCCTTCGGAGGGGTAGTAGAAGATGTTTGGATTTCTGGATACTCTTCAAGAATCAACTTCTGTATTTCGTCCGGGACATCCACAATCTGATTGCGAATGCTCTTTGACATATGAGAACGCGCAAGTGATTGTCCGCAACCAAATTGCTTTCTAATATAATTCCTGCACCAGATACCCCTTTGAGTCACGACAAAGCTCCTTGCAAGCTTCTTGCAAGCCTCTTCAAGGTGCTTGTAAGGGGCTTCCATGTCCCTTGCGAGTTTCCGTGGAGTAGCTTCCACCCACCCCAAAAGGTTGCTTTTTGTCAAAACCCAAAATATGCACAGCTTCTCCGCATCCGAAAGCTCCATAAAGTCCGAATCATCCCAAATTCCGGATGTTATTTTTGTAGTCATTTCTAATTTTTCTTTTGAAATTTTTTGTATTGAAGGCCTCTTTTTTCCAGCCAACGGTCACACGCCCTCGAAATAACTTTGACATCGTTCACCGAGATCCAGCCGATTCGCGCATCACCAGGGGCCAAAGAATCCACAAATCGCCGAAATCGAACCGACTGAGTTAATGAATGAGTCGATGACAATTCATTCACGCCATTTTCTCCTGCATGCGCGGGGCCATCTCCACCAACCGCCGTAGCCGGTGAAAGCAAGCCAGGGTCATCAACGCATCCTCCAGCGCATTATGAATCTTGCCAGATCGTGAAAACCCCACCGCTGCGGCAATATGATCCAGTGACAGCCGAGGTTGTTCATCCTTGCCTACCGGAAGGTTCAACCCGCCCGCCTCATAAGCGAGCCACGCCGCCGCTTGCAAGTCCACCATCTTACCCATCGGCCAAGTCAGATTGCACCGTGCGAACGCCGCCCGCAGGAAATCGCGGTCAAACGCCACATTACAACCCGCCAGCACCGAGCAACGCCGCACGCCAAGCCACAATGCAAAATCCTGCATGACGTCGCGTTCCGGCCGCCCGTTTTTTTCCAGAAATTCCAGCGTAAAGCCATTCTTAGCCAGTGCATCCGGTTCGCAAATCCACTCGCTGTGCGGCTTTATTATCGCCGTAAACTCCTCGTTTGTTGTGCTATCCACCGCCGCCACGCTCAGAAGCGCATTCTTCGAGGGATTAAATCCCCCCGTCTCTGTATATATCACAATCAATCGCGTCTTCATTTCGCCTCCTTCGGGGGATTTGGCAGCGGCATCCAATGCAAAACCGCCTCATCCTCGTGAATGCGAGCACCATCGACATTGCGCCAGACATCGCCATCAATAAATCCCGTCCAAACCTCACCACCCAGCGTGTGGATAATGACCGTCTCGCCGTCGTCAGGAAGCGTCACGGAAGCATCCCGCCACTCCATCTTCGTGTCTTCTGTGTCCTCTGTGGTCATTTTCATTTTTTCGGGGCCGTTTTTTTTTGCTCAAGAAAACGGCGATAGAGCGCAACGCTCACAGCCGCATTTTGATATAGGGTTGTTGTTTTTTTCATAAAGTTCCAATAGCTGGGGAAAATCGTTGTTTCATAGGCATCCAAATATCCTGCTCCCC